TATTTTGTTGAAATGTATCAAACTCATTAAAACAATCAAAATCAGAATTCATTGTAGAAAATGTATTACTATTATTTCTTTTAAAAAGTTTTTTTAAATTAAATTATTAAAAAAAAACGCAGTTTTTTTTTAATAATTTACTTAAACGAAAATTTTTAATTTTGATTAAAAATTGTTTTGTTAAATTAAATTATTAAAAAAAAACGCAGTTTTTTTTTAATAATTTACTTAAACTAAAATTTTTAATTAATTAATTAAAAATAAATTGATTAAATTTAATTAATAATTAAATCAATTTTAAAAATGAATATCATTCCTAAATCTATTAATATGTATGATTTAAGTATCAAATTATTTGGAAAACCCTATTTTATTAAAAATACATACTTATATCAACAAGCATTTACTCATAAAAAGATTGAAGAAACAATTTCTCCTAAAAATTGTAATAGTAATCCTAATTTATCAATATCATATGAAAGATTAGAATTTTTAGGTGATAGTGTTTTAAATTTTATCATCTGTGATTATTTATATAGAAGATATGTTCTATATGAATTGGTAGATATCGATGGTATTCCTAATTTATTAATTACAGATAAAATTCAAGAATCATTCTTAACTGACCTTAAAATTAAATTAGTAAATTCTGATATTCTTTCTTGGTTATGTAAATGTCTTGATATTGAAAAATATATTCTCCAAGTTAATAATTTTAAATTTACTAATTCAAGTATTAATGAAGATATTTTTGAAGCATTAATGGGAGCAATTCTATTAGATCATCATTTCTATATTGTCCAAGAATGTATTATTAAAATCATTGAAAATCCTAATTTCATTGATTTTACTGACCTTATTTTAAAAGACACTAATTATAAAAAAAAATTATTTATCTATTTTCAAAAAAAAATGGACGGAAAATTACCAATATTTCATACTCTATATTTACCTCCATCTTATTCTAAACATAAATATTTTCATGTCGTTGTTTGTTCTCCAAATGGTAAAGTATTAGGATTTGGTATCTCAAACACTTTAAAAATGGCACAACAAAGTGCTTGTAAAAATGCTTTCGAAATTAATGACTTTAATAATCCTTCTATTTGTTTTAGTGAATATAAATATCTATATTCTTTAATTAATGATAATACTTTAACTGATATTTCTCCTGTAAATTCTTTTTTATCAAATACTTCCTCAAATAGTAATGAATTAGAATTATCAAATTGTATCAAATTATTTAATCCTAATAATATTAAAATTAATAATGATGATATAATACAATTTTTAACTAATATTCTAAATATTTCACACCAAGAATTAAAACCAATTACAAATGACGAATTATATAATTATCAAAGAGCATTCATTCATAAATCTTATTATCAAATTTGTTTAACAATTTATGAAACTGAAGATAATATTACAATTAAAGAACCACATATATTAAGTGAAATTAATGTAATAAATATTTCATCAAATGAATTATTAAATTTTCTTGGTAACTCTTTATTAATATATATTCTTAGCAAATATTTATATAATCTTTATCCAAATGAAAAAGAAGGTGTTTTAACAAAAATTAAAACATCTGAAATTCAATCTAAAAATCTTAGTAATATGTGTAAATTATTAAATCTTAATAAATTCTATGTTCTTAATTCGAATGATGAAAATTATAGATATATGATTGATAAAGATACAAATGATAGTAATAGTGATATTAAAAATTTGGATGAAGTTTTCTGTAGTTTTATCGCCAGTATTTATTTAAATCAAGGCATCGAATTTGTTGAAAAATTTATAATACATTTATGGAAACATAATAAAAGATTTGAAAATTTTGTCGATGAAAATTATAAACATAAATTATTATTATTAATTCAAGAGAATGTTAAATACAAAAAATATCTACATCCATATCCAAAATATGTTCTAACAAATGAAACTAATTTAGAAAAAAAGATTTTCATCACAGAAGTTTATGACCCTGATGGAAATATTATCGGTAAAGGTGTTGGAAAAAATAAAAGATTATCTGAACAAGATGCCAGTAAAAATGCCATTGTTTCATTATCTTCTACAACAACCAGCTCTGTGTGTTGATGAAGCATTTATTTGTTTATTAACAACAGGTGCGGTATAAGATGTTGCTGGTCGTTGTTGAACATATATATTTTGAGTAACATTACTTTGTGGCACTGTTTTGTATTGATTTTGATAAGTAGCAATAATGGGATTAAATGGTTGTTTATTCATTTTGTATTATATATAATATATATATTTTTATTTTAATTAAAATTTATTTGTTTTTAATTGTATAAGTAACATTATAATATGAATGATAATACTTTAGACCCAAATTCTAATCTCAATTTAGAATTAAATTCTATTATTCAATTAAATCAATTCTCTAACTATCTTTGTAACATTCGTGTTTCACATATACAGGTTTCAAATGATAATGAATTTGGTGATGCTCGTAATCATATTGTAGACACAAAAGTAATAGATTTTTGTGTGTTTCATATGCAACAAAATATTGATGAATTAATTCAATATTTTTTAGCATTGTTTAATATTGTTAAACCTACTGGATATTTTCATTTATTTTTAAATGATAGGCTATCTAATGGAATTTTGTCATTGAACATTGATTTTATGACTTCATTAATTAGTTCAAATCAACAAGAAATTCTACATTTTGATTTAAATGAATTTCCACAATTTTTTGTGAATAAACATATTTTAGCTGAAACTGTGCCAAATATTAATCCAAATGATTTAAATTTAATTTCTTTTAATAAAATTGTGTTATATGAAAGATTAAAACAAATTGGTATTGATAATTATTTAGAACATAATGAATTTAATATTTTTTTAATTGAATATACTGGTAATCAATTACAACCTCATTCTCATTTACAACATTTTTATCCTAATGTTAATTATTTAATTGAAAAACAAACTAGTTTAATTACTACTAAATCAAGAGTTTTTATTGAAAAACAACAAAAACAATTAGAAGAATTAAATGAATATTATCTTACTCGTTCAAATCTTTATCACCAAATGATTACACATTTAAATCAATCAAATGAATACGAATTTCCAATGAATATATATTTTCACGAAATTCATTGGCAATTATCTACTGGTGATAATCCTTTAGGTGATGTTTTTTATGACCTCAATTCTTTCTATAATTTCTTTGAATTAAGACCTGATGTTCCAATTTCTAATTTAATGGATGCGACATCAGGTAAAAAAAATGTTGATTTATTAAATTCAAAAGTTAAAATATATAAAGATTTTATTAATACAAAATTTTATCGTGAATTAGAACGATGGAAACAAACTTACAAAAAAGATTTAGGATTTTTACATCAAATGAATAAAGTATTCAGTTGCCGTGGTTTTATTAATATTGACCCTGATGATGAAAAAATTTTAGTAGATACTGAACATTTAATGAATACTGATAAAAGTATTTATCAACACGGAATTGAATACTTTTTTATATTTCAAAGTGATGGAAATATTACTGTTAGATTTCATATACCATTTAATACTGAAGTTGAATCAGAAAAGATTACAATTCGCAGATTTTATTTATGGTTAGAAAAATTTAAACAAAATATTATTCAACCATATTATGATTATATGAAAACAAAAATAGAACCAAGTAATGGTTTAGAATTATTTAATACAATTTATCGTCAAAATAATTCATTATTTTATATTTTACAAGAATTATTACATTGGAAACAAAGTATTCAACTTAAATTTGAAGAAATAAGTTATATGAATTTATTTTTTGACATAACTTCTTCACAAAAACACGAATTTAATCCAATTATTGGTAAAACATCTTTTATTTATTGGTTAAAAGCAAATGAATATTTTGTTAGAAAAGTTGATGAAAATAATAGTGTTGATACTGGTATTATTTTTCATATGAAATACAAAAATATTAGTAATTATGAAAATATGGAAATGATTTTTGATGTAATGAGTGCTTATGTATATAAATATCAATTAATCGGCAAAGAAGAAGAAATTGTTAGAAATGAATTATTAAAAATGTTAAAAGAAAATTATCAAAATCGCACAGAACAAGAAATGGAACAATTTGTGAATGATTGGATATATAAATATTTTAAAAATAAAAGTCGTTATACAAAATCTTTTAGTGGTGTTGATATTTTAATTAGTAAAGTATCTAATGATTATCGTATTTATTTAAATGGTTTTCGTAACTTTGATGATTATCGTCACGTTATTTTTTATGTCTATACTTTTTTCAAATTTTATTTTTATCACGATAAAATACCTTTTGTAAAAGATATTATTGAATATGAAAAAAGAAAACTTGTCACTCAAGGTGGAGATATAGAACAACCAATTGAAGAAAATATTCCAAAACATTTATTTAGTGTAGAAGAACAAGATAAATTAGACTTTAAAAGATTATTTCATTTAACAATTAATAAAAGTCGTAAAGGTGGAAATAAAATTACAAAATACACTCCAAAATTAAATATTAATGATAATGAAAATGAAAATATTATTCAATCTATTGATAATATACCAAATAATGAAAATGTAACTGGTGGTTCAGGTGTCAATCGTATTGTTAGTTTATCTAGAAAATTACAAATTGAAAATGATGAACCTGATGTGATAGAAAGTTTACCATCAAACAATGAAAGTAGTTTTGCCAGTGAAACAAATGAATTTGAATCAGTTGCTTCAAAAGAACCTGAATTTAATGGTGACCTAGTTCCTGAACAAGATATTGAAATATCTAGACACGACGCAATTAAACCAATTGAACAAAGGTCAGTTTCTGAAAGGTCAACTTTAAAATCTAAATCTTCAGGAACTTCAAGAACTTTAATTGCTCGTTATGAACAAGAACCTCACACACATCAGCACGAAGATTTATTAGTTGCACAAGAACAAAGTTATAGAGGATATCGAATTTCTTTATTAATGAAATTAGACCCTGAAGTTTTTAAAAATACTGGTAAAAAAGCATATTCAAGATTTTGTCAAGTAAGTAGTGGTCGTGTTCCTATTGTAATTAAAGATGACGCAAATTTTAAACAAATGTTAAAGAACACTGAGAATAATTATTTATTACAATTAAAAAAAGATAAAATAAAACCTGATGAAGTCAATTCTCGTATGAAAGCAGTATTAAGAGGTGATGAAAGATTAATGGTTACAAAAAAAAATAAATTAATTGATGGATATTCATTAAAATATCGTGGAAAACATTATATTTGTCCTGAAGCGTGGTGTATTCATTGTCAAATGCCATTATTATTAAAAGATTTAAATGTTCGTATTAAACATCCAATTACAAATGAAGAAATTACTTTAGAACAATATTTTGAATTAAAATTAAATGAAAAAAAGAAATATCCTGATTTCCAAATTATTTCAGGAAATTGTCCTAAATGTAATGGTGATATTATTCTTAATGAAGATAGTAAAGATAAAAGAACTGAAAATCAAAAAGTATTAATCGCTAAAAACGCTGTTGGTAGACAAGGATATCCTGGTTTTATTAGTAAAAAATCACATCCAAATGAACTTTGTATGGTATGTTGTTTCAATAATCCTCTTAATAAAATTAATAAAGATGGTGGTAAATATTTTTATAAAGATTTTATGACTTATGAAGGTTATGAAGGTGATAAATTAGCACAAGATAAAGAACATAATTCTTATGTAATGCCATCTCATTCTGTCAAAACAATTAAGAAAAAAAGTTCTTCAACAGAAGATATACAAATTTCATTAAAACCTTGTCATATTCATCGTTTTGGTTTATTACCTGAAACTTTAAATAATTATTTAAATTCACATCCAATTTTACAAGAATATACTCATATTACAGGATTACCATTCCAAAAAAAATCTGAACAATATTACCAATTTTTAAGAAAAGGTATTCCTTGGAGTGCTGGTATGTTAAATAATTTAATGGATCTAATGTATTATTATTTGTTTGACTTTGAACAATTAAATGTTAGTGATGGAGAAGTGACAAGAAAAATATTATCAAAAGATGAAAAAATACAAAGAATTATTACTCATTTACAAAATATTCCAAACTTTAATCAATACTTTGAATTTATTGAAAATGGTTTATTAAAATTTTATTTCAAAGAACCTGAAAATCTTTTTAGATATTTAAAAACTAATCCTATTTGGAATGAAGAATTTATTTTACCATTATTATCCATTCCAACTTTAGAATATCATCGTGATGATGCTTTAGTTTCACATCCTGTTTTTGTTATTTTTTATTTTGATAGTCACGCCATTAAACAAAGTGATATTGAAAATCCTAAAATGACTAAAAGTGAAAAATATTTAGACCAATATTCATTCCAAAATAATTTAAAAGTTCTAGTATCACATCGCGACTTTACTGATAAACATCATATTTATTTTATATTTAAAAGAAAAATTCAAGATGATATTAGTGCCTTTGAAGAACAAAGTTGGACAAATGGTGGTTGGAATTATGAACCTATTGTTTTCTTGTCTAAAAATGAAAATGAAAATCCTAAAACAATGAAACTATTCCAATATATTAAATTAGATAGTAAAAATAATATTAATGAAAATAATGAAGAATCAAAATCAATTAATATTATACAATTATTAAATTCTAATATTAATGAATTTGTTTCAATGATTGTTGCCAATAAAGATTTTGACACTTACAATGAATTTAAAAATTCATATCTAAAACCTAAAGAATTAAATTCAATTGGTTTTAGTATGAGTTCAGTATGGGTTGATTTATTGTTTCGTCATTCCGCAATTTTATGTAGTTATAATGATAGACAATTATGGATACCAATTTATCCAAAAATTTATACATTTTTAGAAGAATTAGTTCAATTAAAATTTATTGATACTCAACAAAGAAGTGTTATCTTTAATTATTTACAATCACCAAGTGATACAATAAATATTTTAAATGATTGGTATACAAATTTATTTAGAGAACATCAAGAAGAATTTTTATTAATACCTTATAAATATGTATTAAGAAAAATTAATGATAAATTTTATATCACTGGTGTAATTACAACTAATAAATATTGTTCTAAATTTACTACAATACCTACTATACCAACAAAATTTAATGAAAGTGAATATAAATCTTCAAATGAAATAGAAAAAAATGTTTTCATTCGTAAATTTTTACAAAAAGTTTTAAGAAAAGTTCAAAAAGTTCCTAATAAAGTTAAAGAAAGTCTAAAAAATATTATTGATAAATTAAAAAAAATAATAGATAATAATCGTAATATTTTACAACAAGAAACAAATCCAATTAATCAAATATTAATTGAAAAATATGATGAATTTTATAATGAAATCATTAATGATATTTTAGAAGAAATTTATTTATTAGATGAAAATGAAATTGTTGAAAAATTAAATGAAATAATTGAATTACAAAATAATATAATATTAGATTATTATTCAAATTTAGATATTGATAGTGATGATTTAATTGGTTATAGTGTCTATAGTGAAAAAATGTATGAACTTGAATCAAATGATATTATGATTAATGAAGGTGTAAATGGTTATTTATATGATTTAGGAAATGTTTTATCAGAAAATGGTAATAGACAATTAATTGATGAACGAATAAAAACAAGTTATAGAGATATGAATGATAAATATAATTGGAAATGGATACAATATTTATTTGCTACTTTCATACGAAAAATGTCCAAAGAAGATATAAATGAATTGGCAAATATATTTGATAAAAAGATATTGTCAGAAGATGAAAAACAAACATTTAAAGAAATATATAGAGATTTTTGTTTGAAATATATCAAAATAATTAAAGACATTTCATTAGAAAATATATCAGAAATAGAATACAATTTATATCGAAGATATATGGAAGGAAAAAATATGAAAAGAATAATTATTCCAAAAAATTCTAATTTAATTGTTAAATTTTATAAATACTTTACTGAAAATGAATTTTTCAGACATCCTTTTTTCAATAGCAATTGGCAATGGGATATGCCAACAATTAAAGAAAGAATAACAGAATATGAATTTATTTATGCTGAATGGAATGTTAAAATTCTTGAAGCATTATCAGTATTTAAATTGGCAATTATTTAATAAATAATTAAATAAATTATAAATCCGTAGGATTTATAATTTATTTTAATTTAAATAAATAATATTTTATTATATAACCAAATTATATAAAAAAATATTTGTCATTATGTCAATTAAAAAATTAAAAAATAATTTACTACAAATGGAGTGTCAAAAAATTATATCTAATACGATTAATAATAATTTTAATATGAATGATGAAGAAATCGATGAACAACCAAAAGTGGTTTATAATGTTGAAACAAATAAAACAAGAAAAACAAAAACAACAAAAGTTGTTACTAAAACAAGAACTACTAAAAAAACAATTATTGAAGAAACAATTGTTCCTCAAAATAATGTCAATTCCGTTGAACCAATTGATTTGGAATGTTCATTAAAATATCAATTAGACCAAATTAAATTAACAAAATCATTAAAAATGACAGATGAATATTTTTTAATCTTTGATTATTATGCAAAAATTTATGGTCATGATATGACAGTTGTATTTTTACAAAATGGAACGTTTTATGAATTATATGGTATTGATAATGAAAAAGAAAAATGTTTTGCTCAAATTAAAACAATTTGTAACATTCTTGATGTCGTTTTAAGTCGTAAAGATAAAAAAATTCTTCATAATGATCGTGATAATGTTTTAATGGCAGGTGTTCCAGTCCATTCTACTAAAAAACATATTCAAAAATTATTAGACAATGGTTATACAATTATTTTATATAATCAAGTAGAAAGACCTGATGGAAGTTATGAAAGAAAACTAGAAGAAATCATTTCTCCAAGTATCCAACTTGATTATGAAACATCAAACAAAGATAATAATTATTGTGTTAGTGTTTATTTATATTGTGGTAATCACTTTGTTAACAAAAAAGAAATTTGGAGTGCTTCTATTTGTTGTATGGATGTATCAACAGGTAAAATGAATTTATACGAATTAATGTCAAGTAATAGTCAATCAAAAACACTTGAAGATAGAAAAGAAAATCTTTTTATGGATATTAAGAGAATTCTTAATGTATGTCCTTGTTACGAAATACTTTTAACAATTGAATTTGAAAAAGATATACTAAATAATTTAACAGAAAATCACGATTACTTTGATTTTGAATATTGGAAATCTGAATTAAATATTGAAAATAAAAAATGTTATATCTATTTCAATACTTTAATTGATAATAAAGATTTTGAAATCATTCAAGATAATCATATCAATAAAATTTTTAATCAAAATGCGAATCATTGGCATAAACAATCTTTTCAAGAAAATTATCTAAATCGTATTTTTACAAAAAGAAAAAGTAAAATGTTACAATTATTAGAAGAATTTAATTTGGAAAATGAATTTACTAGAAAATCTTTAATGATTTTATGTCAATTTATACATAATCATAATTCTATATTACTAAAAGATCTTGATAATCCTAAATGGTATGACACTGAATGTATGAATGAATATAAATTTGATTATTTAAAATTTGAAAATAACACTTTGGATCAACTCAATGTTTTTTCAAATCAAATTAATCAAAGAACATTAAAAAATCAATATACAAATATTACAAGTTTATTTGATGTTATTAATCATACTTGTTCTGTATTAGGTTATCGTTATTTAAAAGAATGTTTATACAAACCATATTCAAAAAAAAATAAAGATACTATTTTGAAAGTAAATAAACATATTGATATCTCTATTAAAAATGAATTAGATAATAAATTAAGAAATAAATTTACAAACCTATTTGATATTGAGAGATATTATCGTAAAATTCAATTACAAAATATTCAAATCTATGAATTATATAATTTTTATGATACTATTACTAAATGTATAGAAATTGGAAATATTTGGAATATATATTTTCAAAATGAATATCGTATTGATGTAATTACAATGAAACAATTTACTGAATGGTTTGAAACAATTTATGAAGTTGAAAATTTACAATTTTTAACAAATTTTAAATCTAATTCAATCAAAAGTAATCAAAATTTTATTATATTTCGTGAAGGAATTTGTAAAGAGATTGATAAAATTACAGAACAAATGAATGACTACAAAGATAAATTAGAAGAAGAGAAAAATATATTTGAGAAAAAATATAATTGTGATTGTAAATTAGATAATAGTGATAAAGATGGATATTATCTAACAATTACAACTGCAAAATATAATAAAACATTTACAGGTAATAAAAATCAAAATTATAAATTTAAAGTTCAAAGTTCTATTGTAAAAGTAACAAATAATATTTTAGACGAAATTTCAAGAAAATTAGATGAATGTCAAATGAAATTAATTGAAATGAATAAAAAGAAATGGAATGAATATTTATATGTTTGTATTGATAAAATTAATGAAGAATGGAATATTCAAATTGCATATATGGATTTTATATTAAATGGAGCATACATTGCTACTCGTAATAATTATATTTGTCCAATTATTGAAGAAAAAGAATATTCATATGTGGATATTAAATCATTAAGACATCCATTAATAGAAAAAATATTACCAAATCATCAAAAATATATTGCCAATGATATTTCAATTGGAGAAGACAATGAAACAGGTTATGTAATTTTTGGAACAAATAGTTGTGGAAAAAGTGTGTTAATGAAATCAGTAGGTATAGCGATTATATTAGCACAAATTGGTTATTATGTGCCTTGTAATTCAATGAAATATTCACCATTTAACAATATATTAACAAGAATAACAGGGAAAGATGATTGTATTAAAGGTCATTCAAGTTTTACAATTGAAATGTTGGAATTAAATCTTATATTACAAAAATCAAATCGTAATAGTTTAGTAATTGGTGATGAAATTTGTCACGGAACAGAAAATACAAGTGGAATAGCAATTATGTCAAGCACTTTAATTCATTTATCCAAAAATAAAATTCCTTTTATTTTAACAAGTCATTTACATCATTTATCAAAGGTAGAAGAAGTAATTTGTAATGAAAACATTAAATTTAAACATTTAACAGTAAAGAGAGATATTGTAAATAATCGTTTAATATATGAAAGAAAATTATGTGATGGAAGTGGATTAGCAAATTATGGAATAGAAGTGGCGAAATTTATTATTTATAATCAAGATTTTATTGATATGTCAGAAAAAATTCGTTATAAATTATTAAATGATAATTGTCAAGGAGAATTATTACCAATTAAAAAATCAAAATATAATAGTTCAAAATTATTAGGTATGTGTGAAGTATGTGAGATTTTTCCAGCAAATCAAACACATCATATTAATGAACAACATAAAGCAAATAAAAATAAATATGTATATTCTGTTAATGATAATCGAGAAATACATTTACATAACAAAAGTAATTTAGTAGGTCTTTGTGAAAATTGTCATTTAGCAGTTCATGGTAAAAATAAATTGGAACCAAATAAAAAATTAATAATTTATGGATACGAATTAACAACTGATGGCGAAATTTTAAAATATGAATATATATAGGCGTCTAGACATTTTCGAATAAATATGAATAATAAAATACCTATTGATAATTTAATTTTAAAAAAAACAGAAAGTTATTGGAATAAATTACAAATATTTATTCGAAAGAATTATTGTAAATATGACAAATTTAAGTATTATAAAAAAAAACTTTGTAATGAATTATTTCTTGCTAAACAAATTTATAAAAATTTAATTGATTTTGTTGATATTAAATATGATAATAAAAATTCATTCAATAAAGATTTAAATGAATTTCAATGTGTTTTAAAATATTTATCAGATATAGAATTTATTTTAACAAATCATAATTCTATTTACATCTATTCTATTCAAAAATATGTTGATAATTTATTTATTAAAATTAATAAAAAATGTAAAGAATTAATGTTTAAAAAAGGTATTACCAATTTATTATATGTTTTTGAAATATTATATAACAATTTTATTAATACTGATATATTATTGAGTTTTTTAGTAAAAAATATTAATAAAGATTGGATTTATTACATACAACAAGATTTTAAAGTGACACAAGTGATTAAAAATTTATTGCCAATTGATAATAATGAATTTAAAATGATTAAAAATCAAAATTTAATATTTAAACCTAATCTTTTGTCATTAAATACAATTAATACATATTTTTATACAGGAAAATATGAATATATTATAATTGGAGATATAATACAAGACCCTGAATTAATTTGTTTAGAGTGTTTTTATCCATTATATGAAAGAATGAAAACATTGAAAAAAATATTTAATGATATTAACATTCAAAATAAAATTCCAATAAATTATGCGAAAAATTATTTTAATCATATATCTCATCGTGATATGATTGTTTATAATTCAAATGATTTATTAGATATTTTATTGAAATATTACAATGAATATAAAATTAATATTAATAAACCAACAAGTTTAATGATAAAAAAATTTTTAACAACTTCAAATGAAGTTCGTTATAAAATGATATATTCATTTCTGTTAAATGATATATCAAATATAAATGAACAAAATAATTATATATCCATTCAACTAATAGAGTTATTAAGTAATCAATCACAAGAAATGCAAAATCAATTCATTAAAAATAATGATACAGAACATTTAATTAATTCATTACCATATTATTTTCGTGAATTTATTGCAAAACATTATGTTAAAAAAAATGTTGAGATTATTGATGAACATCCAAATACATTACATAAAAAAATACTTTGTTTACCTGACAAAGCAAAAAGAAAAGGTATTGAAAAATGGAAAGAAATTGGTTCAGGTAAAGAAAGTAGTAGTAAAGCACAATGTTATATTGAAGCTTTATTAAAAATACCTTTTGATGTATTTATTCAAGAAAATATATTTAATTTAGTTGAATATATTAATTCAAATATAAATGAAGAACCTTTTAATCAAAATAGTCATAAAATAGTTAATTTTACTGATTTATATTTATATAAACCTATTATTTATTCAAAAATACAAGATATTATAAAAGATTACAATGCTTATATTATTAAAACATTAGATGAAAGTATTTATGGACATAAAAATGCGAAAAGACATATTCAAAAAATTTGTAACCAATTTATTACTGGTAATAATAAATCAATGGTATTTGGAATACAAGGACCACCTGGAATAGGTAAAACAACTTTGATTAAAAAAGGTTTCGCAAAATGTTTAACAAATTTTATCGACATTAAACATTTTAATAATGAAACAAATGAATTACAAATTAGTAAAATAGAAGGTAATTATAAATATCGTCCATTTGCTTTTATTAGTATAGGTGGTTCTGTGAATGGAAGTATTTTAGAAGGACATTCTTATACATATTTAGGTTCAACTTGGGGAAAGATTATTGATATCTTAATTGAATGTAAATGTATGAATCCAATAATTTATATTGATGAATTAGACAAAGTTAGTAGAACTGAAAATGGTAAAGAAATTATTGGTATATTAACACATTTAACAGATCCATCACAAAATGAACATTTTACAGATAAATTTTTTAGTGGAATACCATTTGATTTATCAAAAGCAATATTTGTATTTAGTTATAATGATAGTTCATTGATTGATCCAATATTAAAGGATCGTATTCAAGAAATTAAATTAAATACAATTACAATACAAGAAAAAATAATCATTTGTAAAAATTATTTATTACCTGAAATTTATCAAAATATTGGTTGGAATGATAATTTAATTATATTTGATGATAATAATGATATTAATTACTTTGAATATATTATTGAAACATATACAAATGAATCAGGTGTTCGTAAATTAAAAGAATGTCTTTATGAATTAATTAGTGAATTAAATTGTCAATTATTAGAAAACAAAATTTGTTTACCAATTTATTTAAACAAAAAATGTATTGATGATATCTTTACTAGTAATAAAAAATTAAAAATAAAACACAAAAAAATTTGTAATCAACCTCTTGTTGGACAAATTAATGGAATGTATGCTTCATCAAATGGTTTAGGTGGTATAACTATCATACAAGTGAATAAAATGATTAGTAAAAATTATTTAGATATACAAATGACAGGACAACAAGGTGATGTAATGAAAGAAAGTATTTTAGTTAGTAAAACAATTGCTTATAATTTATTGACAGATAATTTTAAAAATTATTTAAAATTATATCATAAAGAAGATACAGGTATTCATTTACATTGTCCTGAAGGTAGCACACCAAAAGATGGTCCAAGTGCTGGTTGTGCGATTACTATAGCAATTTTGTCATTTTTAATAGATATTCCAATTCGAAATGATATCGCAATTACAGGTGAAATTGATTTAAATGGTAATGTAACAATGATTGGAGGATTAGAAATGAAATTATTAGGAGCAAAGAAAGCAGGAGTAAAATTAGCAATTATTCCTGAAGATAATAAACCTGACCTTGAACATTGTAAATGTATTGATGAAAATTTTGATGTAATTTGTGTAAATCACATTAAAGAAGTAATACCATTCGTTTTTGTAGAAACAAATAAAAATATTAATTCTTTAATTAATTAACAACAAATATATTTATTTTTATTATTTGAAGTGTTTTGATACATTAAAATGGAACTTTCAACTAATACAAATATATTTTCAAATGTGTTTATTACATTTTCTTTATCTTTTAAGATAACATAATTAAGAATTGTGATGATAATACATTTAGAAAATTGTAATATCACATTTAAATTTAATTTTAATTTTAATTCATTTAAAGAAAAATCATTGATGATAGTGATAAATTCATTTATAAATAATATGAATGAAGGAATGTCATTCATATCAATCTTATTGTCTTTTAAAATACTTTTTAACAAATCATTTAATAATTTATTTATTTTACCAATTGTCGTATTTTTTTTCAAAAAAATATCTAATAATTCTATTTCATTATCATTTAAATTACAATCTGATAAAACTTTATCAAGTTTTCTATATACTTCATCAAAGGTAATATTGATATGATATTGTATTGTTAAAACATTGTATATTAATGATGATAAATTGTTAAGTATATCGCGAATCATTTATATTATATATAATATTTTTATAAAAATTAAATCCACCAATGGTGGATTTAATTAATTATATTATTTTATTTTTTATTTTGTTAATTAAATTATTATTATTTGATATATCAGTTAGTTCATTAGTTTGTTCATAAAAATCAAATAAAGTTTCAATGTATTTAATTGCGAATAAATTTTTTTCAATTAATATTGTGTAAATAATAGATGTAACACATTTTATAAAATAAATAATAATAAATTTTGATAAATTTAATTTAATTTGACAATCAAAATTTATTTCCATTTTTTCAAAACAAATAATGAATTTATTAATAAAATCAATTAATTCTAACATTAAGATTTCATTTGTGTCATTTTCTACTTTGTAATTTTCATATCTTTGATATATTTTTTTTGATAAAAATAAACTAATTTCATATTTTTTGTATAATAAAAAATTATTTAATTGTTTAATTTGTTTCTCATCAAATTTTGAAAATATTTCTTTATCTGAAATATTTTCAATTAAACTATTTATTTTTTCTTCATTTTTGTAATATTTATTTGTATTCGGTAAATGTAATGATAAACCATTTTGTATTAATTCAGTAAAATGTTTAATAAAATTTAATTGAATTATATTGTTATTCATATTTATACAAATATTTTATCTAAATAATGAATTGATAAATCATTAAAAATTCAATTATATTAAATTCTATTATATCATTTAATTCTATTAAATAATTTGTTATCTTTTGTTTATCTATAAATACTTCTATTATATCACTAACTTTGATATCTTTTATTGACATATATCTTGGTGGCAAATTAGGTATAAATTCTGTAATACTTTTATTTGGATATTTATTTACATTTAATTTATAATTTTGAAACATCTCTTCTTTCTCATCATTTTTGAATACTTCTAATTTTAAATTAAATCCTGTATCTGATTTGACAATAAATAATTCAATATATGGTAATAATTTTTTAAAATCAAAATCAAAAATACTTTGTATAATTCGTATTCTTTCGGTATAAAGTATGTTATATATATTATATTTATTTACTTCCATATATTTTAAAAATCTTTGAACATTACTATTTTCAATATCTTTTAATTTACAACCACAATAAAATCCATTTAATTTATATTTAGTATCATTTACAATAAATAAATTTGTTTTTAATATTTTTTCAGGATATGTTGAAATAATTCGTATATCCATTTGGTTTGTAAATTCATCTAATAATATTTTTGGCAATAATTCATTAAAATTTAATTTATTATTTGTAAAAAATAATTCTCTATTATTTTTTATTAAAATTGGTTCTTCGATTTTTGTATACCTCTTATATTGTATATTATTTATACCCATTAACTCAATAGGATAATGAGTATTCACTCTTAATCCAAAGCAAGATTGAATTGGTTCAAACTTTTTTTTATCAATATCACTAATAAATGTTCTTAAATTCTCAATTTTAAATGTATCTGTTATAATTTGAACTGATATTTTTGGTGGAAAAACCCATATAGTATTATAATCAATACCTAAACTATATTCTTTTATATTACTACTAAGAACTATATATTCATTCATTCTTTGTGAACCTAATTTACTAACTGACTTTGTAATCAATGGTTTAACTGGTTTATTAACTATTTTTGGTGTTTGTATAGGTTTAACTGGTTTAGATATTAATGGTTGAACTGGTTTATTAACTATTTTAGGTGTTTGTATAGGTGTAACTGGTTTAGATACTGATGATAT